CTGAAAAAGCTGTCGCCGCGCAACGCCGACGTGCGCGAGGTCGCCCAGCGCGTCGAGATCGCCATCCTGCAGCCTATTCCCAAGGGCGATGTGGAGCAGCACCTGGCGTTCCGCGTCGGCCGGGCCAACAAGAAGCTGGATGAGCTGATCGACGCCGGCGGCATCCACGCCATCATCGAGCGCCTTGGCAGCTCGGGTAAGGACGGCGCCAGCCAGCTCTACCCGCTGGCGATCGGCAACCTGTTCAACGCCTCGCTGAACCTTGCCGCCGAGATCGGCGAGAGCCGGGTTACGGCCGATGTCGTGAAGGGGGTGTGAGCCATGGCCACCGCAAACGTCATCCCGCTCAACGCCGAGGGCACCGCGCCCCGCCACAGCATGCCGCTGTGCACCGTACTCACCCCCGAACTGGCCGAGGGTCTGCGTCTGACCAACGACATGGCCCGGCGGCTGCGCGCCGCCGGCATCCGCGTCGAGTCGACGTCACCGCTCGACACCAGTCTGCTCATCGCTGCCACCGATGCAGCCCTGTTCGCCGAGCTGTTCCGCAAGGAATGGCGCGGCGTGGCCTGGAGCACGGTCGGCAAACACACACAGCACTCGGTGTACCTCGGCGGCGTGCGCATCGCCTGGCTGACCCCGGTGAAGGAGCAAGATCAATGAGCACGAATACCAGCTACAACGACCTGCCGTTGTGTATCTCGTCGCTGAGCGACGACGAAGCCATACGTTTGGAGGCGGAGCTGCTGCCGCTGCTGCGCTATCTCGGATCGCCTGGCGATTGGGGCTACCGCACAAAGCTCGGGCGGCTGACCGGAGTTCTGCATGACTTGGTTGCCGAGATTCGGCAGGCCGCCAAGCAGGAGGCGATTCACGCGACGCACGAAGCGCCGGTGAAGGAGCAGGACACTATTCCGGTACTGGACGTCTGGGAAGCCATCGGCCACGACATCGGCGTCAATCCCTCCAAGGAGGAGCTGCTCGACTCGCTGCGCTACATGGCTCAGATGGCGGAAGTGGCGGTAGGTGCCAACCCCGCCTGGCAAGCAGTCATTCATGAGCGCATGCGCCAGGTGAGTGTTGAGGGTTATCACCCCGATCACGACGACGAGCACACCAACGGTGAGCTGCTGGATGCCTGTATCTGCTACCTGATCGAGGTTCAGTGCAAATCCGACGACCAGGACCATGCCTCCCGCGTCGTTCCTATGGAGTGGCCGTGGGCGCCCGAGTGCTGGAAACCCGCCACGCCGCGCCGAATGCTGGAGAAAGCCTTGGCCCTCGGCCTGGCCGAGCTGGAGCGCATGATCCGCGCCGAAGCGGCGGCGCCTGCACAAGGGGAGCCGAGCCATGGGTGAACTCGACACTCTCTGCCGGCGTTGCGGCACGCCGTACCCGACCATCACGGCCTGCGCTGCTGCACACGATCCCAATCTGATCGACGTCGTCGTCACCTGTGACCACTGCGGCCACACCCTCAACGCCTTCATCTATCTCGACGAGATGACCGTAGTCACTCCCCCGAGCGAGGAGCAGAACCATGGCTGAAGCCCACATCGCCGCCGCGGAGATCCCGGCCGGCTATCGCAAAGACGCCCTCGGCCGCCTGGTGCCGGAGGCGACCATCAAGCCCACCGACCTGCTGCGCGACAAGCTGGTCCTGGAAGCCGTGGCCAAGGCCAAGGTACTCAGCAAGCAACTCGCCGAGTTCAAGGCGACTACGTTCGGGGAGATCGAGGCCCTGGAACAGATCAGCGCCGAGCAGTACGGCGTCCGTTTCCGGGGACAGAAGGGCAACCTGACGCTGACCAGCTACGACGGCCGTTACAAGCTGCTGCGCGCCAACCACGACCTGATCGAGTTCAACGAGCACCTGCAGTCGGCCAAGGCCCTGCTGGATGAGTGCCTGCGCGAATGGTCGGAGAAGGCCCACCCCGGCCTGCAGGTGATGATCAACGATGCCTTCCGTGCCGACCGCACCGGCCAGCTGCGTACCTCGCGCATCCTCGCCCTGCGCCGGCACGACATCGACGACCCGCGCTGGAAGAAAGCAATGGAGGCCATCGGTGATGCCATCCAGGTCGCCGGCAGCCGCAGCTACATCCGGCTGTACGAACGGGTAGGTGACACCGACCTGTACGAAGCGATCAGCCTCGATCTGGCGGGGGTGTGACCATGCCATTACTCAACGACTGCGATTACGAAACCACAACGCTGTTGAACGTGATCCAGAAGGCCGAAGAATCGGACGAGGACACCTACGACCTGGTGCATTTGACGCTGGACTCCGGCCGGGAACTGATCCTGCTGGCGGTTACCGCCGAGCAGCTCGATCCGATGGCTGATTTGCTGGAGTCGGTGCGGCTGATGAGGGAGGAACGCTGAGATGCCAGCTCTCAGCGCCCTGGCCATGGAGGCCATCGAGCGGGCAAGAAGGAAGATCAACCATCGCCATGCCTGCAGGAACAAGCAGTTCTGGACGGAGGCTGAACAGCAGCTGCTGCGTGATCGCTACGCCGACGAGGACACCGCGCAGATCGCCGCGGATCTCGGTCGACCTATCGAGCGCGTGTATGCCAAGGCGAACGCGTTGGGCCTGCACAAATCGGAGGAATTTCTCCAAGCGTGCCTGCAGCGTTGCGGCGAGCAGGCCACCGAGAATGGCCGGGCTACCCGGTTTCAGAAGGGCCACACCACCTGGAATAGGGGCATGAAGGGCTGGAGGGCCGGAGGCCGGTCGGCGGAAACGCGCTTCACAAAGGGACAGGTGAACGGCAGGGCAGCCCAACTGCTGCAACCGATCGGCGCCGAGCGCATCACCAAGGATGGTATCCGGCAGCGCAAGATTCGCGATGACGGCCCGCCCCAGCGGCGCTGGAAGTCGGTGCATTCGATCATGTGGGAAGAACGCAACGGGCCTATCCCCAAGGGGCACGTCGTCGTTTTCCGCGATGGGAACACCGCCCATATCGAGCACGAGAACTTCGAACTGATCACCCGCGCCGAGCTTATGCGGCGCAACACCATTCACAACTACCCACCGGAGCTGAAGGCCACGATGCAGCAGCTCCGCAAGCTCAATAAGGCAATCCAGGAGAAAGAAGATGAAAAATCAGCTTGAACTCCAGGCCCGCCTCGGCGCGGCCATGAAGGATGTCATGGACGGCAAGATCACCGTCGAGCAGGCCAAGGCCATCGCTCAACTGGGTGGCGTCATGGTGCAAGTTGGCAAGCTCGAAGTGGATCTGGTCAGGGCCACCCAGGGCGCGGCGCAGCCGACCTGGATGAATGTCGATTCGGAAGCCTCTCGTCTGGCCCAGGCAAGGGCGGAACGCATGCAGCGCCTGGAGAGGTCGTGATGACCATTACCAAAGCGACCCTCAGCAAGATCCATATCGCCAAGCAGCAGCTGCGCATGGACGACGACATATATAGAGGACTGCTTGGCCGCGTGGCCGGCGTCCGCTCGGCCAAGGACCTGAACACGCGCCAGGCCAGCGCCGTGCTCCTGGAGTTCGAGCGCCTCGGCTTCAAGCCGGTGCCCAGCCCGAAGGCCAAGGGCAAGCCGCACAACTTCAATAAGCTGCCGGCCGAGATCGAGGTGATCGAGGCCCAGCTGGCCGACATGAAGTTGCCCTGGAGCTACGCCGATCGCATCGCCCGGCAGATGTTCGGCGTGGCCCGTGTCGCCTGGCTGAAGAAACCCGACCAGGTGAAGGCGATCCTGGCCGCATTGCATGTCGAGCAGGAGAAACGCGGGCTGCTGGGCAGCGTGGAAGCCCTGTGCGAGCAGCTCGGCATTGAGCATCCAGAACAGGCCGCCGGTTTGGAACAGCTGCCGAAGGACTGGAAGCGCCAACGTCCAATTCTCAAGGCGCTGGTGAAAGCCCTGCAGGGTGTCGCCGATGCGCGGAGGGATGGCTGATGCACCTGCAATGCCCATGCTGCGGCGAACAGTTCCCGTTCGAGGCCGGGTTCGCCGATGCCGACGGCAAGCGTCTGGCGGCTCTGCTGGCCGGACTGGAGCCGAAACTGGGGCGGGCGGTGCTCAACTACCTGCGCCTATTCAGCCCGGCCAAGCGGCGCGGCCTGCGGATGACGAAGGCGATCCGGCTGGTGGAGGAGCTGCTCGACCTGGTCAACGCCGGCTACGTGCAACGCGACGCCCGCACCAACGACTCGAAGCCAGCCGCTCCGCGGCTATGGGCCGCCGGCATCGAGCAGATGATCGCCGGCCGCGATCGCCTGCAGCTGCCGCTGGAGAACCACAACTACCTGCGCGCTGTGGTGTATGGCATCGCGGCCGATCCGGCACAGGCGGCGCAGCTGGCACCGACCAGGCCGATGGCCGCCGCCAGTGTGGCCACCGTGCAACAGGTGCTGCAGGAAGCGATCAGCCGCATCAACGCGGACGAGCGGCTGGGCCTTATAGATGGAGAGGAAGCCGATCGCCGTCGCCAAGCGGCAAGGGGGAACGCATGACTACAAAGCCCAGCGCAATGGCGCAGAAACGCCACGAGCTATTGAGCGACATCGCCGACCATGTGTCGGCGGTAATCAAGGATCATGGTATCGACCTGGCGGTGGCCGAGCAGGCCGGCGCCGCGGTCGTCGAGCATCTGTCGAATACCTGGGCAGGTTCGTGCGTCACGTTCCCGAAGGATTTTCGCTGGCGGATCACCCAGCGCGATCTGGAGATACTCGGCAAGTTCAAGGGCAACAACCACCACGCGCTGGCTGTCGAGTACGGAATGACCGAGAACGCGATCTACAAGTTGCTCAAGCGCACCCAGGATAGGAAGTTCGACGCCGACCAACATAAACTCGACCTCGGCGACGGCCTGCTGTAA